GTGCCGCTCGGCGCGCTGGTCGGGACACGCGGACAAGGTTGGCAGCAGGTGACCGCCGAGCTGGGTCTCGAACGATCGGGGCCGGAGCGCTATCTGTCGAGCCATGCGCTGCTCGCCGCGCTGAAGGAATCGGCGCGGGCCAGCTCGCACCCCCCCGTCTCAGTGGTGCTACCGGGCGTAGCGGTCGGAAGCGTGGCACCGCGCCGCGCCTGGTAAAGGCGGCGCCGTGTGTTGGGGTTCCGCGGCTGGCTGCGGCCCGTCGCGCCTCGGTCGCGCGCTCGGTGCCCGTTGCTTCCCGGCCGCGTCCAGCGGCCGGGAGGGCCGGGCCACTGAGCACCAAAACCAGTACCGACTAAGGTGTCCTTCTTCCAAATGGCGCCTCCTCGTTTGCCCGACTGTTCTCTCGACGCGGCCGGGGGCGAGGGCGAGGTTCGCGGGTTCCAGGGGCTGCTCGAACACCTTCCGCTTCCCCTCGCGCGTGCCCTCGCGGTTCTCCTTCTCGCCGAGGACGAACTCGGTCCAGAACCGGCCCGCGTACTCGGTCGCGCCGGTCTTGCCGCGGAACCACTCGGTGAGCGTGGGGGCTGCCACCTTGACGGACTCGGGCGCGTACTTCGCCTTGATCGCCTCGCCGAGCACGCGCTCGATGTGGGCCCGCTCGGCGTCGTCGGCGCCGCGGCGGGTATTGATCTGCGCGGTCCCGCTGATCCGCACCTTGTCGCCGCTGGGCAGCGCGACCACCCTCCGGTACCGCCACGCCCCGCGCTCGCTGTAGACGCTCACAGCCGGCCCCGGCGGACCAGCTCGACGGCCTCGCTCGCCCCTGCCTCGAGGCGCGCGGCCGCGGCGACTTCACCGTCTCGCCGGGGCCCGAGCACGAGCCCGGCGGCCTGGCGTGCGAGCCGGGCGACGCGCGCCTCCCGCGTGCAGACGTCTGCGCGCGCCATCACCCGGCCCCCGCGCCGACCGCCATCACGGCCGCGATCTTGTCGAGGCAGTCGGGATCGTCGAGCTTCGGGTGGAGCGAGGCCATCGCCATCAGGTGGCTGAGGGCCGCGCTCTCGTACGACTTCCCGCGAAGGCCTGCGCGGCGGGCGTCACTGAAGATGCCGATCAGGGCCCTGAACGCCTGGATCTCCTCGACGTCGAAGCTCGCAAGGAGGAGCGCACGGCGTTTCGAGGCGGCGATCACAGCGCGCCTCCCGTCGCATCGATCATCGTCGCGACGACATCGACGAGCGGGGGGTGGCGCATCGCGAGCTCGCCGTACATCGCGCTCTCACGCTCGCGCGGGTCGTCCACCCCGGCCAGGTGCGAGCGCTGGATCGCCCCCATGACCTCCGCGAGCACATGCACGCCCGCGGCGTCGAGCTTGAGCCAGGCGGGGCCGAGCTTGGTTGCCGCCAGCTTGATCGCGCTGAGCTCGGCGGCGGACGGCACCGACGGGGCAACAGGCTTGCGCCGACGGGCGGCGCGGTTCGGGGTGACGGTGGACGAAGACGTAGCAGTGGACATGGAAGGCTCCTTGGCGATCGCGTGGGATCGCGCGCAAGCGCCCGCCGCCGGGTTCACACCGACGAGTGTTGTCAAGACCCTCACCAGCGGAGGTCCCCGACGACGGGCAGAGAGATGAATGTGGGTGTTCGGTGATCTACTCCGCTGGCGTGAGGGTCTTGACCCCGCCAGCGTCTCACGACGGGAGGACCCGGCGCAACGGCCGGGTTCAGGGGGGGGCTACAGGTTTTCCATGAACGGCCCGCCCTCCCACCGAACCGGGATCTTGGCGTCGTCCGCGTTGATCGTGCCCTCGCCGGCCCACCCCGCGTTGGTCAGCGTGATGGTCTTGCCGTTGGCGAGGGAGAGCGTGATCGTCAGCCCCGAGACATCGCGGCTCCCCACGACTCCGCCGGTCCCCATCAGCAGGGCCACGTCAAGCGTGCCCCGATCGGTGATCGTTCCCTCGATGTAGGATGCCACCGGCTCCGACGAGAAGCCCTGCAGCTCACCGGTTGGCCCGTAGTACGCCTTCAGCTTCGGAGCGCCGAGGTTGTAGGAGAAGTTGCCTCGGGCATCCTGAATGACACCGGCGGTGCTCAGCTGGATCAGCCCTGCGCGTCGCTGATTCGACATCAGCGCCCCCCGCGGAGGCGGACCCACCGAGCCGGGGCCGGGCGGATCTCGAAGTAGAAGGGATCTCGACTCCGGGACCACGTGAGACGGGTGACGCTGTCGAGCTTCCTGCAGGTCTCATCGATCCGATCGAGGGCCATGGTCGGTACCCTCTCCAGAAGCCAGGCCACGCGCTCGTAGAACCCGGGGCCGACGAGCATCAGGAACGGCCGCGACGAGACGTCGGCGACACGGTCGAGAAGGAGGCGCAGCCGATCGGCGAGCTGCTCGCGGCGGCTGGCGAGATCGTCGGGAAGCGCCCTGGCTGTCGTGTTCTGGTTCGCCATGATCGAGACCTCCGCCGGCTGCGCACCGGCATAGAAGAGGCGCGCCCCAGCAACGAGCGCGGGGCGCGCGCGGAAAGGTCGGCCCGGTGTTTCGTGAGGTCCCGCGCTGCCAGGAGAAACAGCGCGGGGGCCGGTCGCAGGATCTCCCTGCGCACCATGCCGGGCCGAGAAAGCGTCAGGCGCCGGGGTTCATGTACAGGCCGCGCCAGTCGAGGATGCCGGCGCCGAAGTCGAGCCGCACCTTCCACTCGACGCCGTCGACGTCGAAGCCCTCGCGGAGGATGACCTCGGGCCCGTTGGCGCCGTCGAGATACGAGTACTCGATGGTGTCGACGACGGCCGGATCCGCCGCGAGGTACCAGCGCGTGGCGCTGCTCGCGTCGAGCCGCGGGTCGACGATCGCCTCGAGCTTGCCGGCGAACGGGTTGACGTTCGACGTCTGCGCCGGCGTGATCGCGGCGATCGTCTGCAGCGCCACGGTCTCGAGGGCCGCCGGCACGATCAGGAACTTCGGGGACACGTCGATCGCGGTCTTGCCGTCGAGCCCCTTCTGGAGGCGCATCGACTTGAGGGCCGTGCCGAGGCTGGTGGTGCTAATGACGGTGCCGGCCCCCGCGAGGTTGCCGTGGGTCGCGTGGAACACCGCGAGCCCGTCCACGCCGAGGGTGGGGTTGGCCACCAGGAGCTTGACGAGCTCGCTGGCGACGAACTCGGACGCATGGCGCCCCAGGCGCACGGTCATGTCCGCGAACGCGCCGAGGTCGTCGTTGATCAGCGCGGCGCGCGAGATGCCGAAGATCTTCCCGAAGGTCGCGAGCGAGTACGCCTCCTTGGCCTCGGCCATCGTGGTGCGCGTGTACTCGCCACCCTCGTTCACCTTCTCGAGCGTGCCCGGGTTGCCGAGCTGGATCTTCTGGATCGCGCGGAAGTCGCGCGCAGAGCCCTGCTTGCACGCCTGCTGCAGCCCGCCCGTGTAGCTCGCATAGCCAGCGCGCAGCAGCCGGCTCCCGGTGCTCGTCAGCAGGTTCGGGAAGTCGCTCGTGGCGTGGAGCGAGCGCTCCACGATCTGCCCCTTGGCCATGGTGCGGGTGTTCACGCCGCGCGCCTCGAGGAAGTGGCGGGCGAAGTCGACCGTCGAGAGGCGCGAATACTGGCGCGCCTCGTCGCCAGGCGCCGGGCCGCCGAACCGACCAGCGAGCGCCTCGGCCATGAGCTCGAGCCGCGTCTGGTCGTGGTCCCGGCCCGCGCCGATCGTGGACTCGGTGCTGCGCCGGCTGATCGTGATCGTCCCGCGCTCGGCGCACTCGTCGAGCAGCCGGGCGCGCGCGACGTCGAGCGACGCGCCTTCCCGGATGAGGTCGTCCCCCAGGCGCTCGAGCGCAACCGATCCCGCGATGTCGAAGCCGCGGCTGAGCGTGCGCGAGATGCGCGAGATCGCGGCCGAGCGCTCGCGCTCGGCGGTCATGGGATCGAGCGCGTCGCCAAGGCCGCGCGTCTGCGGCTCGTCGACGAGGTCCGCGATCTCGGCGGGGGTGGTGTTCGGGGTGTTCGGGCGAGACTTGATCGACATGCTTGGATCCTTCTGGCTGCGGACGGTGGCGCCAGCGTCGGCGCCGATGGGGGTGAGCGAGAGCTCGTGCGGCTCCCAGTCGATCGCCCGGTACACGGGCGTGGTGGTGTCGCCGGCCTCGACCTGGGTCAGCTTGTAGACGCGGTAGCCGACGGACACGCCGCGGAGGGTTCCCTCGGCGACGCGCC